AAAGGGATTTTAGTTAGTTTTTTACGACTTAAATCTACATCACCTTCCACATCTATAGATCCATCATCATTAATAGTGTATGTACCTCTAATACATTTCTTTAATAGTTTAAGATCGATATTATTAGTATTTTGATTCTCAAGTAATATCGAGTTATATATGGATTCTAAGGATTTCATACGTCTAAACTTCCTAATTCATCATCCTTTAATACAGTTTTAACATCCCTATCTCTTCTAATTTTATCTTTATCTTCAGGTGTATTGAAAGATGAATAATATATATCACCTTTAACTTTATCAACTATTTTGAATAGTTCTGAATAGGGTAGTTTAGTACAAAAATAGCAATAAAAATCGTTATCTACATTATCAGGCGTTCCATCTAAAGATGTGAGGTGATGACTATAACTACACGAAAATTCACCACCAACATTAACAGGTGATCCATATAAGTTTTTAATTTTATTATCACCACAATAAAAATTACCACTTACATTTCTAAATTTAAACGGAATCTTTGGTAAATTCATTTGGCTTAGATCCACAGAACCTTTTACATCTATAGATCCATCATCATTAATAGTATATTTACCATTAACACAATTCTTTAATAGTTTAAGATCTATATTATTAGGATTTTGATTTTCTAATAATATAGAATTATATATAGATTCTAAGGATTGCATTAATGCTTAATCTGTCTACGATCTCTTTTTAAAAATTGAGAAGGTATATTACCACCACCAGGCTTCTTATCATCCCATTTGTTTCCGTATTTAATTGATTCGTACTTATTATATAGTACTCTATCATCAGTTCCACCCATAGTTTGATTAGAACTTACCTTATCTGTATTTTCAATTGAATCTGTCGGTTTAATATTACTATTATCAGGTCTTATAAGGTCCTTGTCGTATGGAGGCATATTAACACCAACATCAACAACCTCGAGATACTGTAGAGGTACTGTAACTGGATCCATCCAGAAGCTGGGGTTAACTTCTCTTACAACATCTGCAACTGCAGCTATGGGTTGACCCATACCAAATGAGCCTGCAGATCTCGGTATTTCTGATTTAAGTGCAGAGATTCTATATACTCTATTAGACTTCTCTATCATTTGCTGTAGTTTATCTTGAACTGAAGATGCTTGCTGTTTAAACCAATCTGATGATGTTGCAGATTTCTTTAATTTTACTACATCACCTTTAAGAAATCCACCACCATCAGTGAATCTATCAAACATTTCATTAATGTGTGTTTCAAATTTCGATGTGCTAAGAGTATACATAAGTTTGTTTTGTATGTATACTTAGGGTTTAATGATTGAATATACAATGTAAGTATTCGTAATGGCGTCAATTACAATAGACAACCTCAAAAAAACATATACTGGATCTACATCAGTTACATATACTGATTTACATCTAGATGTGGTTGGTTATCCAATTAATACACCAAGAGACATTCTCGTTGATACCGATCTTGATGCAATAAAAAACTCAATATCAAACCTTTTTAATACTATTCCGGGACAAAAACTACTCAGCCCTAATTATGGATTAAGCTTAAAGCAGTATTTATTTGAACCAGTCACTACAAGTACAGCAAACATGATAGGTGAAACTATATTAAACGGTATTACAAGGTTTGAACCTAGAGTGGTAGTTGATAAGATAAAAGTGTCAGGTAATTCTGATGATAAACAATATACTATTACTCTTATTATTAGAGTACCACTATTATCATCAAGGGATTCATTAACACTTAACGCTGTATTGTCAGAAAATACTAATTTTACATTCATTTAACAATGTCAACCGCACAACAAACAAAATATCTTTCATTTGATGCATCAACAGTTAAGCAGTTGATAGTAGATAGATTAAACGAAATAGGAGCTTTTACAGATCAAAACTATGAAGGTAGTAATATATCTTCATTGATAGAAGTATTTGCATATACATATCAATCGTTACTTTTTTATTTAAATCGTACATCTACAAATACATTATTTTCAGATACTAATGTATATGAAAATATCAGTAGGTTAGTAAAACTTATAGACTATAAACCTATAGGTAATCAAACATCAACATTAACTTTTGATGTATCAGCTCAAAATACTTTAGCTGTAGGTAGTTACATATTACCTAGATATTCATTTTTTAGGTTAGATAGTATCATATACTCGTTTAATACCGATGTTACATTTACAAAAACTACATCTAGTACTGAATATCTGAGAGATATGAGTAATCAGAATTTACTATATCAGGGTAAATGGGTAGAATATCCAACATATACAGCTATAGGTAGTGAAAATGAGGTATTGACATTAACCCCTGGTGATACTGTTAATATAGATCATTTTAATATTGACGTATATGTTAAGAATGTAACTGATGGTAAATGGTCAAAATGGGATGCAGTACCTACATTGTTTTTAGAAAATAAGGATTCAGAGGTAGTAGAAATTCGTCTTAACGAAAGTAAGAGATATGAAATAAAGTTTGGTAATGGTATTAATGGTAAACAGCTTAATACTGGAGATGTTGTTGCGGTATATTATCTAGAATCAAGAGGTAGTGATGGTGAGGTAGGTGTTGGTGCTATTAATAATAAGAGTGTAGTAATGTATAATACCATACAACTTAATAATATATTGAGTGATATATATGATAACACATCTAATGTTATAACAACGGGTGATTTATCAAAACTCATATTTACTAATAATACCATATCAACCAAGTATGATATAGCTGAAGGTGTTGATAGTATAAGGATAAATGCACCAAAAGTTTTTAGATCTCAGTTTAGATTAGTAACATTAGATGATTATGAATCATATATTAAAGCAAATTTCTCTAATATAGTAAGAGATGTTAAAATTACTAATAATTGGGGGTATTTATCCGAATATGTAAAATACTTATATAATATCGGATTATCATCTCCGAATAAAGAATCTCGTATATTTTTTAATCAACTATGTTTCGCAGATGCGTGTAACTTTAACAATATATACGTGTTTACTGTACCGAAAATTGAGCGGTATGTTGATGGTGTTAGAGTTAACTATCTAACCCCCGCACAGAAAGAAAGTATTATAAATTCGGTCAATACACAAAAAACCACAACAGCTGAAATCATATTAATTGATCCTGTATATACTGCAGTAACGCTGGGAGTGAATGATAGTATTACAGATATAAGCGTAAATGATAGAAATAATACGTATCTATCAATAATACCTAATGATAATTCTAAAGCTGATTTAACATATATTAAATTACAAATTAAGGATATTTTACAGACATATTTTAGTAATGCAAAATGTTCATTAGGTCAGACTATAGATGTGTCTAGTATTAATGATCAGATATTAAATATCAGTGGCGTGAAGAAAATCTTTACTAAACGTAAAGATTCATCATTCTATGTAGATGGTATATCCTTATTAGTATGGAACCCCATATATCCTCAAGATATACAACAAACCACAAAAAATATAGTGCTAGATGAATTTAAATTTCCGTTTTTTTATAATTTAGACTCTGTAATTAGTAATATTGTAATAGAGAGTTCATATGTTAATGGTACTCAATCCGTCGAATATTAATGAGTAATATCTTAGATAATCTTACTAGTATATCTGTTGATCATACAAGTACTATATATGCAAAAGCTACCCCAGTAACTTTTACTGGGATATTTACATCTAACCACATATCCGGTGGTAATGTACCATATCAAGAAATCTGGCAATTTGGTGATGGTGATTACAGTTATGATCATACACCCACACATACCTTTAACAGTAAGGGTATATATGAAGTATCATACTCTATAGTTATTCCAAATTCTGCAAATGGTCATAATGATGAAGTAAAAACGATATTTACAACATTATCTGTATATAATTATATTGAAGATAATATACGGTGGGTTGATGGAGCTCCTAGTACGTATCAATCAGTACCACAGAATATTCCATTCATTATTCAATTATCATCATCTTGTGTTGATGATATACTACCGAGCGTCAAATTGTATTCAAGGGGGTCTAAATCTCAACCATGGCAAGAACCTCAACAGAAGTGGTCACACTTAAAACCTCAATGGAAATTTACAGATCTTTCCGGTAATACAATACACGATATCGTAATATCTGATTATACCCCGATTATTATAGATCGCTACGGTAATCGTGTGTCACCAAGTATAGGTACAATAGTTGGGTTATCTGCAGAAATTGAATGTTTATATGTTGATGATTTACCATCACAAAACCTAGACAATTCAATATCTCCAATTACGTTAGTAGCTACACTAGTAACTAGTAGTTATAATGTAGATGGTAATGTCTCATATGCTAATAGTGATATATCATCTGAAACTGTTCATACTATTAAGTCTCTTACTCCTGACCACTTAAAGATTACAGTAAATGGTATCACCCCATTAAACGATATTATATGGAAAAATGCATATACACCATATATGGTTACAGTTCATCCTGCAGCTCCATATCAAGATGTTATATTAAAAAGCTTTCCATTAGAGAATTTTATAGTAAATTCATTCAATCAAAGTGTTACTAATATACCAGCTAGTAGTGTTACATTTACAGATACAATACAGCTTGATAGATATGACGATGATGGTTTCGATGTAGGTGGTTATTATCGTGGAGCGTTTTATAGTTCAGTGAGTGCTAATACTGCATGTGTATTAGCTAATGGTGTTGTGATGTATAGTGTACTTGCTGAACCGTTTGGTGCTTGGGTATCAAATCCGAAATATAATCAATTAGTATATCTTACTGTAAAAGATCTACAAACAATACAAGAATTTACATCTTCGGTGTATACTATACCAAATAGTCAAATATATGGTATAGCTCGTGTATCTGGTGATATTAACGATACTTCATGGTGTACTGATCCTGCTAATGATACAGTATACAGAGTATCGCGTAATTTCGGTATCGATAGAACTTTTAATTTGTCTACATACCCTGAATGTTCAGCGTTTATATATGATAACGACTTTGGTGTAACACCTACAGGTATTGCGTTAGATAGTAATAAAAACGTATGGGTTACTTTATTTGATGCTGGATCTACAATGAAATTAGATCCGAATACGGGTAGTGTATTGTGTAATCTATACCCACCAATGACATCTACATATTTAGAGTTTCCGGGTATTAGCGGTTTTGGTGGCGAATATACAATACAGGCTAATAAAGTTGATATTGATAAATTGGATAATGTATGGGTATCATATTGTCATCCATTGAGTAGTTTCATATGTAAATATTCAAACGCGGGCGCGTTCATATCTAAGATAGATTTACCGTTATATAGTCAACCGCATGATATCATATTAGATGGTGGTAATAATCTGTGGGTCACATTAACAAATGAATCTACTGGTACTAATGGTACATTAATGAAATTTAGTAATGATTGCACACAATTAAGCGCAATAAGTGGGTTTAGAGCTCCATCATATATAACATTAGATTTTAATCAAAATCCGTGGTTTATTCATGGTTATAATTATATTACCAAGATTAATACTAATACTGGTAGTACTACAACATATTTGATGTCTTCTACTACATTATCAACAGATCCTATATCATCTGTGATTATTAATGATAGGTTGTATGATCAAGAATTAGGTGGTATATCTTGTGACTGGTTTAATAGAATCTGGGTATTAAATTCATATGATAATAGAGTATATATGGTTGCAGCAGATGCACCAGAATCAAGAAGTGAGGTACAAATATCTCCATACTCTAATGATTTTAGATATTCATTACAGGGTAGTGGTGACTGGCATGGACTTCAGTGGTATAATAAATTTCAATCATCACCACTATCAGCTATAGGTAGTGATGTTACTATAAGTCTGTCTGGTATTAGTAATGTTTTTAGTGTTAAAGATTTTGAGTCTGAATATGATATACGTAAGATTAATGAAGATTTTGATGGTGTTAATAAAATTAGAGATATAACACTACAACCTAACATTAATCGTAACGATATATTATTTTCTAATATTATAGCACCTATTGCTGGGTCATATGATGGTGATCCGTTAATATTAGGTAATGCCATATATGAAAAGATTGCTAACTTTGTAGGTAATCATGGAGATGTAGACACATGTAATATTCAGCAATTACAATCACTGCATCAATTAATGAACATACCTATAGATCAATATAATTTTAGTTATCCATCTGATATTAAGAGATTAATGGATATATTATCAGTAAGTTTATGCAAACTAAAACCTACTAGAGATTTAAAATCAAAAGATTTTAAACAATATAATGTAGCAGGTTCTGGTAAGAATATCGGTAAATTATTAGATACTACAACATATATTGCATCTGCAGGTCAGAATGTTGTGTTTAATATCAAGTATAGTAATAATTATGAAAAGATAGAACTTACACCTATAACAGTAGATGTATTACAATCACCCACATTAAGCAGTACATATAGTAACTACCCACTATCATCATTTCCGTTATCATCATTCCCCTTATCTGGTTATACAGGTTGGGGACTAGATGTACCGATAGCTAATTATTATTATGTATATGAGTATGTAAGTGGTACAGATAATACACAAGTTGGTGGTATTATAGATTGGGAAAACACACACACTACATTGAATGAAAATATATCATCAATAGATGATTGGTATAAAGATGGTGGTATAGTAGATCTAATTTTTAATTACTACATATTTAAAGGTCTTGGATTGATCAAAGATTAACCCGTATTAAGTATTTGAATGTCTATTACGTTGTCAAAATTTTCATCGAATCAAGTACCTGCGGTGAGCTCGAGAGGTAACATTGATACTGGAGATATTGCATCACCATATAGTTTCCAAGAGTGGATTAAGCGTAATGTGGGATTACTACCCACTCAATACGTAACAGACTATAACAAGTATATACAGAATTGGTATAAGATAAATGCTAATATCAAAAATACTACATCTACTGTTAATAATATTAAGGAATTATATAAAACGTTCATAAGACAAATTTCAATATCATATAAAGATGAAAATGAAGAGCGACTATTTACTGATATTGATTTCGATAATGAATTTGAATTAGCTAGTGTAGTACCGTTAATCTCTCGTAAACTAAAGGCAATTGCAGCGTATTATGCAAGTAAAAGAGATTCTGTAAAACCAGCTAAATTGAAATATAATATGACTGGTACAAATAAAGCTATAGAGCGAATTTTGTATCAGTATATATTAAGATCATTTACTAAATATCCGTATAATTTTACTGTTAATGATCAATCATTAACTAATTCGTTTTCTGCTCTATCAGCAATATGTAATAATTTCGAGGTTCAGGTTGAGGAATTATATGATGAAAATACATATTTTGATTCATCATCAAACGTACCAATTAGTGCATATGATAATTTTTCAACAGCAAATACGTTTAATGTTTTTAGTAATTTAACAACAGATGTATTAAAAGCATTATACGAGACTAGATACTATGATAATACTATATCTGAGAGTTTAATATCTGATTTAGATTACCTATTTCAAGTAATATCATCCGGTAAAGTAATAGATCCAAGCACTAGCCCTGGTTATACACCTACCCCCACACCTACCCCCACCAATACATATACCCCTACAGTTACTCCTACAGTTACTCCTACAGTTACACCGGCTGCTAAATTTAAAACTGCAGTAGGTACGGGTAGAGTAAAAGATGGTAATCCATCTATCGTAGGTTTAATAGGTAAAAATATTAATGGTAATACAGTACAATGTACTGTATCATTACAGGGTGGTGGTAATATACCTGCGGGATATTATTTAACGGTAAAGCAGGGTAGTACGGATGTTGTATCTGCATCGTCTACTGGTAGTAGTCCGTATATAACAGCAACGTTTACTGCAAACGCTTTAGAAATCTTCAATCAGATAGTTTCAGTATCTAATGGTTCATTACTTGAAAGTGTAGTAATAAGTAGGATGTCCATTACAAACGGTGCAGGCTATTTCGCAGCAGCTTCTCACAGAGCATTATCTGAAGGACCATTAGCGGGTAATACTTCTGTGCATTTATATGTCAGTGGTAATGATGATGTTGCATTAGTAAAAAGAGCGGACTCTATAATTATAGCTACTAATGAATACGCTTCAACCCCATCATATACATGGACATTATCATCAGCTAATTTTACTGAAACCGATGGACCTAATCCTAAAACTGATTTTGTTATAGATAACGGTACAGTTACACTAGAGTGTCAAGATTTAGCATTATACGGAGCACAGACAATAATAACTGAATTATATAGTGATACCGGATCTCCACCGATTACATATGTGGGTATTTTATCTACTACACCTACTACTACATATTCACTTACATCTTTTATAGATTATATTAGTGGTGATCAGATTAAATCATATTATGATCCGCTTTTAGCAAGTAAATATTTAGGTTCTGATTATTATGCATTATCTACAGATAGTTTAGGTAATGTAGCTGCATCTGGTAGATATCTAATAGCGGATGCACCATATGCACATTTAAATAATAGAATACATCCTACCGTAGCTGCGGTACCATCGTTTAATTCTCTATATTCTATAGATAATATAGGTGGTTATCATACACCATCACATATTGGTGCTAATACATATGCTGCGGTTGATCCAATATTAGGCATCGATAAGGAGAGTTTATCAGCAAATGCTGTATATTTTATCCCGGATCCTAACCTATACACATCCATTCGGGGTACTAGTTTAGAATCTAATTTCTCACCATATATCCACACATTTGAGTTTAGTTGGATAAAACAGCAAAACTCAAATGATTATGCTGATGGTATGATAAAAAATAGTAAGGGATATCCTATATTTAAACCTTATCAATCATCATATGATTCTAGAAAATTTGACGGTGTAGGTATACAGAGAGTTGACGATAATTATCAGTTTTGGTCGGGTGAGACTGCATCTACCTGGACAAGAACTGATTTATATCCATTAAACTGGCGTGGTGAGTATAATATTGATAAACGCACTAATGTATTAGATGTATCTAGCAATCAGTTAGCAAGTTGGGGTACTGATATATATGGTAGTAATTATGGTGTATATAAACCACTCAAGGATATTAGTGGTAATTATATTTCTATATATGATCGGCGTCATAAAACTACCGGTGAATTATGGATACGAACAGCGTATGATACTATAATTAAAGGTACTACAGCATTAAGTTCAATATATTCCAAACATCAAAACAATCCATCTATATATAGTGAATTGAGTTCTAATAATGTACGTAACTTTGATGTAGTTTATGATGTATTGATTATAGAGCTTGAAAATTATGTAATATTAGAGAAGATTGCATTTGATTATGATAACAATATATTTGTAAACACAAATACTACATCTAAGATTTTTAATATATCTGGTGATAATATACTGTATGGTGGTTTCTGGTTTCACGATAAATTAAATACGATAACTATTAATATGTGTATATCATCATCATATGGTGGTATACCGTATATATATCCGAAGTTGTATAGTATTGACGTTGATAAGTTCAATATGGAAATGATATACTCCGGCGAAGAGGAGACCACATTATTAATGCCTACTACAGCAACATTTACAGATATAGATGCACCATTAATTGCATATAATAATGATACAGATACATTTAATATAACTATATTAAGTAAGGATATAAACAAACGTTGTTATATTGCATCTATAGATATTAGTGATAGAGTGTGTGATGGTACATGAAATGTCATTTGATTAGAGGTGTGATGTTATTCTCTGGCGCTTTACCTATAACGCCTACCTTTACACCTACACCTACCCCTACCTTTACACCTACCCCTACTTTTACACTCACTCCTACCCCCACTCCTACCCCTACCCCCACACCTACACCCACATTTACTTTTACTCCTACTTTTACACCATCGGTTGGTGTGATATCATTAAGTTGTTATGAGTGGTCATCGGGTAATATATCGATGTCTAGTATACAGAATGTCGAATCTGATATTCATGACAATATGGGAAACTCCATAGGTGTTAATATTATTGATAGTGAATATGTTGAGTATACTAACGCGGATAGTAACGTAAATCTTCAATTAGTGGATAATGAATATGTAAATACCGTCAATATAGATAGTAATGTAAATCTACAGTTGGTGGATGGTGAGTATGTCAATACTACCAATATAGATAATATTATATCTTTAAGTTCGGGCACTCATACTAATGTTAACACATTAAATGTAAATGAAAATATTACATTTAATGGTGTTGATATGAGTATAGGTATATTAGATACAGCATATCTTAATAATACAATAGATAAAATCGATCATATAAATGATATACATAAATCTATAACCAACATAACAACAGATACGTTGGTTATGATGGATTCATTATTAATTGATAAATCATTATATAATCAAGAACTGCACAATCTATATTCAACTATCAACATAGAACCGGTATATAACATCTTAAGTGTAGATAGTATTAATCTAATCGATAATAGATATAAAATTGAGAATCATAGTGAGTTAAATTTTTGTGAATCGCTAATATTATCAGATAGAAAAAGCGAGCAATTAATATCATATAATAGCGGTTACATATATGATGTATCATATAAATCAGTTAATAAGGCAGAGTTAAGTAGTGGTTTATTAGTAAATGATATAAATGAACAGAAAAGTATATCAAAAATTGGAACGAAAAGTTTCACACATTTAGAAGATCAGATAAATAAAGGTAAAAATCAAACTGAAGCTGATGCATATCAGCACTTAATGGATGATAGTTGGTCTGATATTAATGTAATATATGGTAGGTTATCATTTATTCAACATACTAGTGATGTTACAGATTTTCGTATTTTTGAAAAACTATCATCTAATACGAATATAAATCATATTAATTATAATGAAGATGATGTTAACGATGTTATAGGTAGTATTGAATCTATATCAGAAATCCAGCATAATATTGATTATAATAATTCGGATGAATTAAGCGGTGAGGTACAAGTTACAGATATAAAACTAATATTAGGTAATATTGATATTATTGATAATAGAATATCATTAAGCGGTGGTTACCAATCTCCGGATAACATAGATTATACATCATCTATAAACACAATATATAACGCATCACACAACCCTAATAATACAGATCATGTATCGGGTAATGTATCTGTTAATTCTATATGGATGACAGAATCTGTAGATAATATTAGTATTAGTATTACAACAGATGTATCGAGTATATATCATATAAACAATAATACAGATGGTGTGTCATCATGTGAAAGTATTGATTCGTTATATATTACAAATCAATTAGATACATTAGGTAGTGTGGTAGATATAATGGGTATTTCTCATGAATATCAACAAACAGATAAATTAAAGATGTCTACTGATATGTCATCAGTAAATTTTAGTAGATATGATATAGGTGAATCTACATTTGAATTAACTACGAAAAATATTGATGTAGTATTTGGAGATAGTCATGATATTGGTATCGTAATTGGTGTCGGTGATGATAATAGTACCACATATGTATCAACACCTGTAATGTTTGATATGAGTATATTAGGTGTAAATCAGAGCGAAACTACACCACAAAGTATTCCACTAAACGTAAAACTATCTGATATAAATACCGTTAATAGTCAATTTAATATTGGAGCAGAAGTCATTATGAGTGGTGTAGATTATACTATACATCATAATGGGTCTATAGGTTGCATAACGAATGTATCAAATATAAATCATTCAAATAATACACATAAAACCATGTCTCGGGTTGGATTATATTTATTATCTCATATTAGAGATATATGCTATTTTGATAATACAGATACATTTACTTGGGATAATGAAATTAAAACTTGGGATAATGATCCAGAACCAGTATGAACATACAATCTATATATCTAGGTGCTTCTGCTAACGATAATACAGGTAACACCTTACGTCAAGGCGGTTTTAAAATCAATGATAACTTTAATGAGTTATTCACTTTTAGTTCAACTAGACATCGTCAATCATTATTATTATATAAGACATTAAGCGGATCACCGTCATTCTTACAGGATTCTGGTTTATGTATAGATCTTATAACTCCAATATTAGGAACTATAGGTGCAGGTGTTGAACAACGAGGTGAAAGAAATAGATCTATAGTAATCAATTCTGATGTATTAAGTGCGTGGACGTTACCGGATAATGACATATCGTATCTATATATTGAACAGAATTCACTATCAGGTTCACCTATATTCGGATACTCATTAATAGAACCTGTTAAAAGTCAAACACCACCAACTGCAGTATCCGGTCAACATTGGTTTGATTCATTAAATAATCAAATGTATGAGTATAATGGTACTACATATGATTATGTTAATCGGTTGTTTATAGCAGAGGTTGTAACTTTGGGTGGTATCGTAGTAGATACAATCTACTATACAAGTAACGATGAATCTGAATATGTTGACGTATCTGTATTAAGTGCAATATCAGCATGTAATGAGTATACTAATGTATTAGTACTATCATCTGTAGGTTATACAACATCAGCGTTTAATTCATCAATAAATTATACAGACTTGAAGACTGCAGCGAATTTGATAAGTTCTAATACATATGCCGATAATAGTGCTAAGAAGTATGCACTAGTATTTGGTTGATCTTATAAGTATAAATTATGAAGCAAATGGAAAGATTACTTTTCGAGAAAGAAGTAGCAACAAAAGTTCAAGGTAGATATAAAACTCGTGTATTTGATTCAAATAATCAACTAGTACGTGAACAGAAAGATTGGGCACCTAACCTTATTCTTAATAGCGGTCTTGATAAGATTGCATATATGCCGTGGGCTAATGTGTTCCAATTTGCTGTAAATGGTACAGGTACTACACCCACCAAAATTGATACAGCAACAACCGCATCTCAAAGCGGTACCACGGTTACTATACAATCTGGGTCATATCAATTTACTAGTGATATAGTAGGTAAACTGATATACTGGCCGGGTGTGGATAAATACGCTAACGTATTAGCATTTATTGATAGTACTACAGTAACTGTAGATGTTGATCAAAATGTTAGTGGTGCACTATTTTATGTCTATAACGTAGATCAAACTGCATTAGCTCAACCTTATTCAATGCATTGCCGATATGTACCGGGTGAGGGGTTATGTGGTACTACTATCGAGGGTAATACTATCAGGCTTCTACGTACATATGACTTCTATATGGAGAAAACCCCAGTACTTATTACTGAAGTGGGGTTTAAGGATCAACCGGCATCACCTAAATTATTTTCTCGTGTAGTACTTCAGGAACCTCAATTTTTAGCTGCAGGTCAATATTTCCAAATCTCATATGAGCTTGCAGTAACCTTAGAACCTGGAACACCTACAGTACGTACTGTAGAGGTATCTGGTTGGCCTATTTCACCATCTACATCAGTTGAAGGTACTGAAATGATACAGTCTTTAGGTATGGCTGTTATTGATTTGAGTGGTGTTACTGTT